ATAATGAAAAATACTTAGAAAATATGAATAGGGATTATCAAAATCCAAATTTTACACCAATTCCACCAGTTGAAAAAACACAAACTGAATTATTGCAAGATAGACTAATGAATGTAAATACTTTGATTGAAAATTTAGTTAAATTAGGTTATGAAAGGCAATTATCATCAGATTTAGCAAATAGTTTTAGTATTGACCAAATAAATATATTGAATGCTTTTTGGAATGATATAGAACGTTATATTACTAAACATTTCAATCTTAAATTCATTACACCATATTTTCTTAAAAACTATTTTCTAAACTATATCAATGATGTAGATAATAAGGCTAATGGAGTATTTCAATCTGAACCAACAATTAAAGAAAATAAAATTAAATCTATGGCAATACCTAATGATTTGGCAAATAATATATTAAATTATCAAAATCAATTAATTGAAAAATTTAATAATATGAATAGAGAAACTTTAATTAAAAATGCAGAATCTATTTTAAATAAAAGGACAAGTTATTTCAAAGATAAAACAATAAAAGAAATAAGAAATGAAATAATTAAAAAGCTTGAAGATTATGAAATTCAAAACTATGATTATGAAACTAAAGAACAAAATTTAAATAATATGGAGAAAGAAGATAATATAAATCAAGATGATATTAATATTATTGCGAAGAATATTGGATTCTTACCTTTAAAAGATTTAAAGAAATATGCGGAGGAAGAATTTGGAATATATAATTTTTATAATAGTCAAAATAAACCAATGACAAAAGAAGAAATAAAAAGAAAAATTTTGGATGTTTATGAAGGACTGATACCCTCAGATGCATATTTAGACGAATATAACAGTCATAGAGAAAATTTAGATATGCAAAGCGAAGATATAAAACCTTTAACATATTCAGATATAAAAAAAATGAATATATCAAAATTAAAAAGTTACGCAAAAAATTTAGGAATTGCAAGTAATAAATATACAAAAAAAGAAGAGTTATTAAAAAAAATAATTAATGTTTTCGAAGGAATAACAAAATCTGAAGAAGTTAAACAAAATATGGCAAATGTATTACAGGAAATACCGAACTTATCGTTAGAAAGAAAATTCAAAAAAGAAAAAGAAAATTTCTTATCTGAAATAAAAGATATAGACAAAAATAGTTTGATTGATATTGCAAAATATAAGTATAATGTAAGTAGTAGTAAAGTTAAAAAAAATTCATCCATAGAGAAAATTAAAGAAGCAATATTAGATAAAATAAAACGTAATTTAGAAAATGAAATGACGGGCTCAGGTTTAAAATATAACATGATAGGTAAGCCTATAATTGGAAAACCTATAAAATTTGGTAAAGGACTACAATCAGACAATAATTTATTAGTCAATAAACCGCCTAAATTAAAAAGCTTTGGATATTACAATATTAACTATCCAAGATTGGATAAGAACATATTTAACATATTATATAAATCAGGTTCTAATCATCATAATTTTCAACCAATAAAAATAAGTAATGAATACAAAGATTTTTTAAAAGAATTAGTAGATAATTGTAAAATTGATGAAGACAAATTTAAAAAATTAAATAAAGAAGAATGTATCCATTTTAATAATGTATTTCATGGTTGTGGTTTAAATAAGAAATTCAAGTTAGATAACCCAAGTATTGAAACTATAAAACAAGAAAATAATAGGTTCAATATATTAATAGGTGAATTACAAGCAGGTAATAATAATAAAGAAATTATAAAAGAATTAAAAAATTTAATTAAAAAATTTATGAATGATGGAAGATTAGATAAACAACAAGCTCAGAATGCATTAAATGAAATATTAATATCTCAAATGTAATTTTTTAAAATTTTTATATTAATATAATATATTATAATTAATATAGATGAAAACAATTGTTTTATATACCTAGTTCTAATTCTGATAATAATGAATTTGTTTATAAATTTCCTAATAATATAAATATGAAAAATAACTATATAGCTATTTCCTCGATATCACAATATTTTTCTGCTTTTAACATTACTTTATTATATAATAACAATAGTTTTAGCTATATATGGTTTGATGGTGAAACATATACGGTTAATATACCAAATGGTTATTATTCAGTTGAAGATTTAAATGACTTTTTAGAATATACCATGATTTTAAATAATCATTTTATGTTAGATTCTACTGGTGATGCAGTATATTTTTTAAGTTTTGAAATAAATCAAACTTATTATGGTGTTCAATTATACTCATATCAATTAGACACAACAATACAATCAACAAATTCATATACTTTACCTAGTACTGCAACATGGACTGTTCCCACTGTTGCAACAAATCCACAATTTTATTTTCCTTCAAATAATTTTTATCAGGTTTTAGGATTTTCACAAGATTATACTTTCCCGACAAATCAAACTGGATACACACAAACACAAACGATAATATCACCGAATGCACCTCAAATTACACCATATACTTCATTTTTAATTTCTTGTTCGATGGTAAATAATGAGGCAGTTATTCCAAATAATATCATTTTTTCATACACATTTGGCGACACGGTATTTGGTGCATTATTTTCAAACAATCCACCTTATCCCGCATTTAATAGAATTCAAGATGGCTCATATTCTCAATTTACTCTAAGAATTCTTGACCAAACTTTTCAAAATGTTGTATTTCAGGACCCTAATACAGTAATATTATTATTAATTAAAGGACCCGAGGATATCTAATTTTTTAAAAAAATATTATATATTAATATTATATAATACAATATAATAATGGCTTTTAAAGTAAGTAAAAATGGGCACATGAAACCAAGTAAAGGGGGATTTCATACATTTCATTCTTTGAGAACTAAAGGTAATGGATTAACACAAGAACATTATGAAAAATTTAAGGATAATTTAAAAGACATTAATAAATTAGATACCTCAAATAATAATATAATTAGCCAACCAGAATTTATGAAAACTAAAAAATTAAAACCAAAACAGTATATTTCATTTATTTAGATTTAAAAATGTATAGAAATATTTTATATTACAATAATATATATGGATAATATTGTTTATGAACAGTCAGTTAGTAATGACATCCCCGATAATGATTTTGTTAGTAAAAAATGGGTTTATGTAAATGATTTAAATCAAGGTTCCTACCAATCACAAGTTATAATTGATTCTACTTCTATCAGTAATCAAGGCGCATATCAATCAATTTCTGAAGGATTTATAGCAATGCCTTTACTAATAACATTAACATCAGGTTCAACTGCTAGCCTACCAGCTAGTACAAATTTAGCAGATTATTCTTGGTCGTTTAAAAATGGATTTTGGCAAATTTTAAATTCTATGAGTGTTCAATATAATAATGGTTCTGTCGTTCAACAAACACCTTTTTTAAATGTTTTTACAACATTTAAAGCTATGACAAGTTGGAGTTTAAATGATTTATTTAATGACGGTAGTTCAGTCGGCTTCTACCCAGATAATCCTTCTTCTTGGAGTTTTGCGGAAGAAAGTTCAGATGCAACAGCAATTAGTGGAAATGGAATTGGATTATGTAATAATAGAAATGCCCCTTTGTTAGTTGCAAGCACAGCTGTCGCAACTGCGGCAATCTCAACCGAAACTCCTTTCTTTGTAACAAATGGGTTAGTGGGTCCTACAACTTCCACAGGTTCAACCGGTGTTCCTTCTCAAAATCCAGGTTTTGGCAATCCTACAAGTTATAACGATGGAATGTTGCAAAGACAATTTTACCTTAGTTATGATCCTAATGATAGCGATACACTCGGAGGATTAAATCAAGGTTATATAAATAACTCTAATTCATGTAATTTAAACGGAAGAAGTTATAAAATACAAAATTCGCCAGCCGGTGTAGTACAGTGGTCAGTAGTAGCCAAATTGAGATTAAAAGATTTAGCCGACTTTTTCGCAAAAATGCCTTTAGTGAAAGGCGGGTCCTTTAGAATAATGATGAATACTAATCAAGCAATAACCACTTTTGAAATCGTAAAAGGAACATCAGGAACCAATGGACAAATAGCTACTTATCCAACATTAACATGTACTTCTACAACTATTAATGGCGGGCTTACATTTCCTTTAATGGTAGCTAGTGCAAATCCATCACAAGGATGTAATTCATTAGCAACGGATACTTATAATTTAAGTGTTTCAATTTACAAAAATATATTTACAAATACACAAGCATTAGGTTCATCTACCACAAACCAAACATTAAATTCATGTCGTTTATACGTTCCTCTTTATAAAATGACGCCAATACGAGAATCTGAATATTTACATACGAACGAGAGTAAAAAAACTGTAATTTATAATGACATTTATCAATTTCAATTTACGGGAATCGCTGCCGGACAATCATTTAATTTTATTGTAAGTAACGGCATTCCTAGTATAACTGGAATTTTGTGCGTGCCCCTAATAAGTGCGCAACCTAATGGAACCAATATTAGTTCTAATGCTACAAGTGCGGTTTCAACGCTTTTATCACCATTTTCTACAAGTGGTGCGACGCCGGACCCATTGGAAATTACTAACTTTAATGTAAAAATTTCTGGAGAATCACTTTTTATGGATAATGAATATTATGATTATGAAGCCTTCGTTGAACAATTAAGAACATCGAATCAAGTAAATGGTAATGCTACCACAGGTTTTACATCTGGATTAATTAATGAAAATTTATTTAGTCGTGGTATGAGATATTATTATGGTGATGCATCTCGTATATTACCAAGTGAGGATGGTATTAGTCGTTCTGTCAGTGTATTAGGTTTAAATAATTCTCAAAATGTTGCAATGGATTTATTGGTATTTGTAGTATTCAAGAAGAAAATCATTATTAATTTATCAAATGGTGCTACTATACTTCAAGCTTAATTTTTTTATTTTATGTAATATATTAAGAAATTAATATATTAAATTACAAAAACATTAGAATTATACATATTATTGATTTTTTTAAACCAAATTTTATTAATGTATAATTTACAATAATTTGTGTTGAATTATTATAATTAATATTAAATTTATTTTGAATTGAATTATTTACATAATTATTTCTCATTAATTTAAACTTTTTTTTAGAAAGTTGTTTAAAAATTTAAATAATTTTGATACTGATGAAACTTTTAACACATCCTTATTTTGATATAAAAAATTTATATTGTTTTTTATAATTAGTATTTCATCCGGTGATAATTTAAAAAAACGATTCAAACATGCTAATACTATATTTTGTATATCTTCCTCTTTTAATTTATATTTTGAATCCGCAACATTATGAACAATATTTAATATATATTGTAATATACCTAAATCGTTTTTATCTAAATTTTCTAATTCATTCAATTTTGATACAACAGTATTTATTATATTTGCTATATGTTGTTTTTTTGATAACGTTTTTGGTAGTGTTATTAATGATGTATCTAAAATAGTTTTTGCCCCACTTGTGCTTTGAACTGTTGAACTAGTATTTTGTGTTGTTGTATTTTGTGTTGTTGTATTTGAACTCATATGTATATAATAATATTTACATAATAAATTTATATCTAATTTAAAATTATATTATACGAGTAGCAGTAATATATATATTTAAATTAAATGTTGTTCCACCGCCGACATTTGATTCTATGGTTAAATAATATGTTGAATTACTACTTATCACTAATGGAAATGTATTTTTAAAATTTAATACTTCTGTTGTTGTAGTTATTGTTATAGGATTTACAAAATCAATATTTGAATAAGTTATATCATTATTTATTACATTATTTGTTGTTGCAAAACATCCTTGCATAGACCTAAACATTTGTCCGACAGTAGTTGATTGTGATATTTGACAATTATATGTAATCAAATATGTTCCTTCCGATAAAGATATTGAATAACTTGTTAATCCATTTGATGTAATAGTTTGATTTAAATAATTCATTGTCGTTAAATTTCCTACTACTGATAAAGAATTTATTATATTTGGTAAATTACCAATTGTTGTCGTTAATACTAAAGCCATATATATAATATATATATATTTTATATAATTATTATTGTGGATTTAAACCATTTGTGAAACCCGTAAATCGTTTTATTATATTCATATACAAAGGTTGTTTAGAAGGTAATGAATTTGCTATTGATACCGCTAAATAATTTGTAGGGTAGGTATTAACAGATGGTGCAGTTGTTCCATTATTTGTAATATCATAACCTTGAACATAATTTCTTAATGTTATTGTATTACCATTTGAATTTATGATATCACAATAATAAGAATACATTGTATTTGAAAATGAGTAATTTTGAGATGTGCCAGTATAACTTGAAGATACGGTTATGGAAAAACCACATTGCAAACCAATTCCAGTTCCATATGCATAAAAATAATTTGCATTAACCGGCGAAGTTAAAGTATTCGGCGCACTATAAGTATTGATATAACCAATTTGACTTTGTTCCCCCGTATTAGTAGTTTCTGAACTTGTAAAGTTAAATGTATAATTTTGTTGTGCTACTTGAGTTGTATAAATTACATAGTCAAAAAATGAACCATACAATAAATCATTAGATGCATCATTTAGTTGAAAAATCCAAGTGCTATCAGCCGTTGATATTGATTCTAAATTAAATGAAGACGAAACACCAGTATAAGCAGTCGTTTGTTGTGTATTATCCGAAAATTGTATATATGAACCCGTTGTATTCATAATTAAGTTATTTGATAAATTGGTTTGAGATGCCGTAATATCTAATGCCCTCGTTGAGGAACCAATTGTTATTAAACCCGATGAAACCGTTGATGTTCCAATATTTATAGGTTGGGTTGTTTCAACTGTAGCACCAATATTTATTTCATTTTCTGTTTCCCCTCCTAATACTAAATTTCCATCACTTCCGCCGTCAATATTAGTGCATGCAATTCCTGAAGAATTCAAATATGAAGACACTGTTAAATTTCCCGAACTATCCAAAGTTAAATTTGATGAATTTATGATTAATGATTTTGCACTAGAACCAATTGATATGCTTCCAGTTGCACCAACAAACGTTCCTATATTAATTGGTTGATATACATTTATACTCGCACCTATATTAATTGTATTATTTGTATAATTACCAATATTTAAACTAGATGTTGTTGCATTCAATATATTGGAATTTAAACTAGATGCATATAAAGAATTTGATACATTTACCTGACTACTATTTATATTTGCTTGACTATTTATATTTCCTATTGTTAATGTCCCACTACTTGAATTATTTCCAATTGAAAAACCCCCCGTTGCCCCAGTATATCCATTTATTGAATTGCAACTTAAATTTCCTATACTATCTATTAATAATACTGAATTCGGTAAATCAGAACTACTATTTTTTTGTAAAAATTGAAATCCTCCAGTTGCCCCAGAAGCACCTGACAAATTTATAAAATTACTATATCCATTTGAAGAATTATAGTTGTATGATATTACCGTTCCAACGTCAGATGACGAAAAAGAGGGTGTTGATTCATTAGTTTTATTAACTACTAAATAATCATTAACTGTCAGAATACCATTTATTTGTTCTCCTCCTTGTGAGACCGGATAAGATAGAAAATATCCTAATCCTTCTTCAACTGTTAGGTAATTACCCGTAGAACCAACTGAACTATCAGTGTTGTATTCAAAACTATTTTTATTAAATATAGAAGTTAAATTTATCGGATACGGTTGAACTGACATTTGTAATTAAATATATATTTATATAATATAATTTTTTTATGGTTTTATATTTACAATTGATAACTGAACAAATCTTAACCAATTAGGTCTAGTTGTTTTTTTGTTAGTAAATATTGATGATATTTTTAAATAATTATTTTTATACGCCATTATTATATATATATTACACAAAATAATATGAATAATAAAAAGAATAAATTTGAAATTGAAAATATTTATGAAAGAAAAGACATTAAGAAATTTATTAAAAAGGTCCATAATCCAAATTATGAATTACATCATATTGAAATACCTTTTAGAGCTTGTATAATAGGGTCATCAGGGTCGGGGAAAACTAATTCACTAATTAATTTAATAAAATTGTTCTGTAATACTTTTCAAAATATCTATATTATAACTAAAAATAAAGATGAACCATTATATAATTATTTAGAAAATAAAATGAAAAAGTTTGAGAATTTCAGTATTAAGGAAGGATTTGAAAATTTACCAAAATTAGATGATTTAAATAAAGATGAACAAACTTTAATTGTAATAGACGATTTAGTATTAGAGAAAAATCAACAAGCAATTTGTGAATTTTTTATTAGAGCACGAAAATTAAATTGTTCATTAATTTACATAAGTCAATCGTTTTATCATATACCAAAAATAATACGTTCAAATATTAACTATTTAATAATTAAACAAGTTAGTTCATTTAAAAACTTAACTATGATAATGTCAGAATTTAGTATGAATATCTCCAAAGAACAAATAAAAAAAATATATGAAGATGCTACAAAAGTTAAATATAACTTTCTACTGATAGATATTGACCATCCAGAGTATAGGTTCAGACGTAATTTGGATTTTGTTTATGATATTAATAATATTTAATTCTTTTTTAATGTTGCAGACTTCTTATAAAAATCTACATTGTAAGGACTAAAACTTTCTTTTAATATTTTTTCATTTTCACTTTCTTTATCTGAAAACATACTTAACCAATCATTAAAATCTTGTAATATATCATTATGTTTTCTTTTATATTGTAAATAATAAGCTAATGATAAGCAATAAAATCCACACACTTCAGTAAATATTTGTTGTATTTGTCTATTTGAATATGGTATATGTTTATCTAATTTCTTTAAATAATTCTCTATTTCATTTGGCATAACCATGCCGTATGAATCCATATATAAAGGTTTTAATTTATTTCCATTATTATATATTATTATTGATGTCCAATGTGTTCCAGATTTATCATTATTTGCTAAATTTGTTATTATTAATCCCGACTCATAAGGAATTGTATTTAATTCATCTTTTGATACCACACCATTTAATTTTATATTCATTTGCTTCGCTAATTTTTCTAAATCAGTATTACTTGTAGTCATTATTTATTTTATAATCTATTTATATATATGATAGAAAATTTTAAAATAGACTCTTTTATTGATACCTTAAATAATGAATTGAATTTAGTCAATGCAAATAATAAAATTGAAACAGATGAAAAAAAGAGAAAAATACTGTCATCACAATCATGCCTTATCAATACTTTAATCAACAAACTGATCGAACTGAAAAATACTAAGTAAAATGGCTGCGACGATCGGGGCAGTTTATTTATACGATTTTATCCGATATACACTTACACCCCGACCGCCGCCAACACGATTTATACCTACCCCAGTCATCAATGAAAGGCGGTGGTGAAAGCGGTATTCGAACTGCTCATCACCACAATAAGCAATACAAAAACCCACTTCGCCATTTACATAGATTCAAATAGCGGAAAACAAAATATTTATTAACTTCAAATAATTTCAAATAATGAGACATTCCATTT